CACCGCCAACAATTTCGGCCGGGACTACTGGCATATTTCGCGCTTCAGGTTTTTCATCCTTCAGCTTTGCGTTGATCTTGCGTTCTTCTTCAAGATCAATACCTTGCTTTTCAACGATCATTCCATCAATCGAAGCGCGAACGCTCTCAACTGTGCTGTCGTCATTTACAAGTTCAGTAACCTTGTCAATACTTATACCGTACTTTGCAGCACGCGCACATAATATTCCGTATTCTTTAGGTGTCATTGTTCTTACCTCTTTTTTAATTACGGGTTCCGCGTTTTGCGGTTCCTCAATTTTGTCGGCACGATTTACGCCGACTGTTATATCCGCAGGCACCGGCTCAAAGCTCGCCTCGTAAGGCATCCATGACATAGCCCGTACCATCGGGATTCCGTCTTGCTCGCCTTCGACTCGATAAGTTTCGGCGTTTACTCTGTAACCAACAGAGACATTCCGCCTCAACCCTTTTGCCGCATCCTTTGAAAGTTCTTGAGCGCGATCACCTGAGCAGAACTCAACTGGCCCTGTCATTTTTCCGCCCTCGACTTTTACTTGCATCAATCCTACTTGATCGCCGTAATGCCGATCAAGAACGACAAGGCCATCCTTCGCCCTGCTCATGTCGATACTGCCCTCGCCATGATCTAGTATTTCGTAAACTTGCTGATAGCAATCGTTAAAAAAAACGGAAGTCAATACAGGTTCTTCACTCGATACAGACATCACGACTGCGGCGGCGTTGTCGCCTTCAGCGGCCCTGACTTCAACAGACATATTTCTAAAATTCAAACCATCTTTGTTGTCTGATTCTGGAACCTTCGCAGATTCTTTTGCTCTTGTCTTGATTTTTTTATTCTTCTTTTTTTTCATTTGTTATTACCTCGGTTAATTTATTAACAGCTTGATTATTTATCATATTGTTAGCCGACTCTACCGGAACGCCTGCAGCAGTTAGCAACGCTATCGCGGCAACATCGCCAATCGAACCGGCCGCATAATTTTGCACAACCTCCATGGCCGCGGCAATCTGCGCACCGTTCAATACAGGAACAGACTCATCATTCTCGCCTGCCTTGTCCGCGTTCTCGCGTTCGATCACTTCGAGATTGTTTCCGTAATCCTCGTCCATATCGGCGGCGACATCAGTATTAGTTTTCCATCCACGATCAACAGCGATCTCGGCGGCCTTGACGTCGCGTACAGGATCAATCCACATCCATCGACGCCCTTTGAACTCATGCTCTATAAATTTTTCATACTTCGCCATAGGCAATGAACCTGATATAGAAAACTCAAGAAACGACTTTACCCACAACCGATACTGAATATTTTTGCTTTGTGCAATAAAATCATTTTGCTCTACCGTCCAGCAGTCGCGTTCGCTGATTGTTCCACCGCGAACAGAAGAATATGAAACACCTGCCCAGTCATTTGCAAAGTTTGAATATTCAATGCCGAACCCTGACGCGACATTTTTAGTCATCGACGCCTTGAATCCTGTCAGCTCTTTGTTGGGATGCTTCGGCTGTATAACCTCAGAACGCCAGCCGTCAGGCAATATCTCTGACTGTCCGGGTTCTTTGTCTGCTTCCAACGCTACTCTATCGCTCGCATTAGTAAGATCATTGAACGCATCCTCATCGCCCCTGGGCGCATAGTATGTTCTAGTAGCGCAAGATTCGTCGCGGGCCGCTGTGATTTCAGATTCATCATACGAGTCAATCATTTTGAGTTTACGAATTGAAGCATGACCGCGAGGAATGCCGCGCGTTTGTTCTTCATCCTCTTGTGTAAATCCGTGAATGATCTGCGTCGCCGGTATGCTTACAAGCGGTCTACCGCCGTTGTACGCGGTCGCAGAATCAGGCGGCGAAGAGAACCAATACGCTACAGGCGCGCGACTATTTGTGTTGATCTCGACGCCGTTCAGAATGGTAGTGCCCCGCCCCGTATGACTTATATTATAAGTGTGATCGCACCAATCAGGGCGAAGCACACGAAACGATATCCCGTATGGATTCAACGGGGTACGTTGCACCATCATAAAATATTCACCATCACGCGCCCATGTTTTCGCGTTGAGCCTATCCATTTCGGCCTCAGTCTTGCGGCCCGTAGCATCAAACCACGTCAACTGTGTAACAGGATCGCGCCATGTACAAAACCTTTTCCAATTATATTCAAGCAGCTTAGACGCTTCTTTGTCGAGTACCAGCGTTCCGTTGTGGTCATCATGCGGCATTGATCGCAAAGAGAAACCTTCGCCAACAACGTTGACTTTAAATAACTGTAACCACCGTTTGAAAAGCTCAGAGTCTTTTTCCATTTCCCTGCTATGCCCGCGCACGGAACGGAGATTGGCATTGATTTCGGCAGGTGTAAATCCGGCGTCAACTTTCCATCCTGAAAGTAATCTGTCACTCTTTCCTGCGGCAAATGCGCGTCTGGATATAGCATTAAATTCACGCCTTGTTTTTTTCGCCTTAGCTATTTTAGGTTCTGTTTGTTCGTTTAAATTAAATAAATCTTTCATCCGACATTAAACCTCGCTCTCGCAATTCGTTGTGGTCGCTTCGCATTATCTTGTTGCAATTTGTAATTAGCATAATCACGTAGCGCAATTAAATCTGCCATGCTTCGATAGGTGACGTTCATTCCATCGACGGCAACACTTCCGTTTGGATTTCCTGCGAAGGTTAATATTGCGGCATCAACAGCCGTCACTACTGCAACCCAGCTTGACTCGCGCATCGGTGACGCATCAACGCTTATGCTGCCGTCATCAACTGCTATAATCCTGTCAGCGCTCTCGATTTCTTTAGTCACTAATCCGGTATATGGAATATTGCCCGGCGAGAATAACAATGTCTGAACGCCTGTAACAGATAACGTCCAGCCTGTATTAGCTGCATTAGCAACAGCGTCAACGGAAAGAGGAATATCAGCGGCAAACTTATAGGCAAGCGTCCAGCTATTAGCGGGAGTATAATCAGTGAGAATAATATCAACAGCGCCTTGTGTTGTGTTGCTCGCTGATATCCAGATTGATTCACCACCGACAATATTCAAAGGCATAAAAGATAATCTGCTCATGTAAGAATTATCTCACAGAGCAGACTACCTGTCAATAGGCTCAGAGCGGTTGTATTCTAAATATAGAATCATTTGTCAGATACAGAATATCTGGCTTTCTCTCGATCTGACATCGGATATGCGTGGTACTGTGACAGTCCACAATGCGCGCATTTTCTCCATTTAAACATTTCGCCTGTAGGGATATTCGGCCTAGTTGTACCGCCCACTCTCCATGCAGTACGCCCGCAATTAGGACATACTGCCCTGCTCACTCGCACAATAGGTACACTATCAAAAGACTTTTCAGCCTCTACTTTCTCCGGCTTCGGATCTCTACTCGTAACCGCCGGCACTCTTGTCTTGTATTTCTTTGCCATCTTACTTTCTCCTAATTATTACGCCTGCTTTTTTCTTAACCTTAACAACTCCGCCACCTGTACCAATACCCATATATGCTGACGCCGCATACCCCTGCGCCATCGCATCACCAAAATCATTTTTACCCGGAATCCTCGCCCAATTCCAGAGCATCATTCCTCCGACTTCGCCCTTGCCAAGTAACTTGTCACCGCAAACTTGGTGAGCAAATTCAGAATGAGGCCCATCAAATAACGACACCGACCCCGGCGAACCTATCGCGCCAAGCCATGCACGTTGCTCAACTTCTTTCCAATGGTCGGCATTCCATGCAACCCATCTAATTACGCGCCCTTGTTTTCTGTCGAGACATCCGTGACACTGTTCGCGCCTCTGTGATCTCACCATAGTTTTTCCGTACTGCCGATAATTCTTTGCGCCTCTACCCGTGAACCCCATCGCAGGAATACCTGTCAACGCCGCTGACTGTTCCACAAATTTTATCACAACATCAAACTGCGCGCCGCCTGCATCTATCGCCCAAAATGACGGCGGACACGGCAACGCTGCCAACGCTCTGCCGTGCGTTGTCAATTCTCGAAACAACATCTTTGCAAATTGCGGAGCCGGTGTGTCACCTGGAATACTCATCTTGTGTAATCCATACCACGGTACAGCCGCCGTCTGATCTTCGTCCATGCCAATAATCACACTTGACAAAGCATAGCTCGGATTAATATCTGTACTCGCCACAACATTCGTCACCCAATCAGGTTGTTCGAATCGCTTGCGTTTTGTTTTCCTCGACATCACAAGCGCAGGTGTCAGCGTGTACGGCCCTGCTTCCTCAAGTGGATTCATTGGTGCTTGTTGCCGCTCCGCCATGAACGCAACCTCGCCCATTTTAAAATACATTCTGATGACGCCGAAAAAAGCATCAGGGCATTTGTCGGCACCTTTGAACGCCGCAGGAGCCGACAGCTTCATTCCCTTTGTCATTAATTTCTTGTGCCGCCTATAAAATGCAACAGCGCCTTTGCCTGATAATAATTTCTCGTGCAGGTCATCCCATAACGCGCGCGCTTTGCTTTTTTTTGCGTTCCATCCTGCGGGCCATTTCAAAATACAGGGTACTCTCAGTGCGTTCCACTCGGTATTATGTAGATAATAATGGGCAACGTCGTTCGGCTCAATGCAATTATTAGCCATAAGCATCGGCATATCGCGTCCCACTTCGCCACAACCAGCAACGTCGCCGTCAATAACTGCTATCGTTTCTCTAATCATTGCAGGGCTTTTGGCTACTCTACGATCCTGCACATCGTCAATCAACGCCATATCAGGACGCAGCACACTACCGTCAGGCTGCGGATGATTCAGTCCACGCGGATTTCCGTTGATCGTAGACCCGCCCAGCACGCCCAGCTGATCAGGCAACACTATCATTCCTTCGCCCACGGTCAATTGAGCACCGCACATCTCACCTGTATCAGCCCATAATATATTTGGAACACGCTGCGCAATGCCTCGCGAGTGCTTGAACGGCTGGCAATACTCAGGATAGTCAGCGCATAACCTAACGTTAAAGCAGAGCGCGTTCTTCCAAAATCGAAATGCACGCTTCAATGCCTTGTCTGCCCAGGGTACGCAGATCGGGAATTTACGCTTGCCGCTGAAATTCAAGTACAATACGACGCCCCAAAGTATAGTGCTCTTGCCAATACCACGTTCAGCACTGACAGAAAACCGCTCATTTGTTTGATCTGCCTTGATAGCTCCGCTAATAATATCCTTGTGCGGCTTTTCAAATGGACGTGTATATGTTTCGGCAAGATACCATTTCAGCCACTTCATTGGCGTCTTTTCTAATTTGGCCCTGAGTATTGGATGCTTGCACTTTCGGCGAGGAATGGCATTACTCAAAGATACTTGTTTTCTTTTTCTTTCAGCTACTGTTGCCGGTGCCGCCTTGCATTTTTGATTTGTACTCTTCATATTTCAATCTCAATTCCGTGAGTCAGTATAAAACGAGAGT